TGCCAGCTCTTGCGTAGCGCAGACAGTCGGCGCAGTGCTTAGCTTGAGCGTCAAGGATGCGTTCCATTAGTCCGTAGCCTTGTTGTTGCTTGCGAAGCTCGGTTCCTTGCCAATACGAGCCACGAACGCTCTGTGCGTACAAGCCGATGCGGGCAATGGCCATGGGAGCGGAAACGCGCTGCTCTAGCAAGTCAAGAGCAAAGCCTTGCAAGTAGGCGTATTCTCCTCGCAGCCTTTGACCAATGCGGCCATATTCGCCGCTTCCCATGTTGTCTTTGCCCCCATAGCCAACAATTGCTGCCTGAATGTGGGCACCCTTAATGGCTTCTCTCACACTGCTTTCCCACTGATCTAGCGTGATGTTGCCGGCGCTCAACATGCGCGTAATGCGCTTTAGAGAGCTTTCTAGCTTATCAATGCGAGCATCAACAAGCTTTTCAACGGAAGCCTGGCTTAAAAAGCGGCCTTTTTCATCTCGGTAACGCCCCGTATTACGGTCGTAGGACCAAGCGGCATCAAGCCTAGTGGAAAGGACGATGGAGGAAAATTGACTAGTGTCATTCAGCATTGTCAGCTTCCAGAAGATCCTTGAAACGAGCAGGCACTTCTTGCTTCCACTCTTCTAAAGCCTTGTCAATATCGGCTTCAGAAATGAACGCAGCTTCATCAACGCCTCCCAGGATTCGCCCTTCCACTTCCATTGGCTGAATAGCATCTTCCTTGAAGTAAGACGCTTGTTCTTTTTTGCCGCCAAAGGCTTTCTCCATTGAGCCATGCTTACGCTCGTATAGTTCCTTATACTTACGCGTGACGTAGGCACCGGCCACCGCACTGGGCCACACTTTGAACTTGGACTTTGCCGCTGCAATTGCTTGCTGATGCAGGTCTTTATCCTTGAACTCGGCATCTTCTTTTGCTTTCTCCAGGTCGCCTTCGAGAAACAAGCCAGCGGAGTCTTCTACCTCCCTGCTTCCGTCCATTGGCAAGGTACCATTCTCTTCGTTCATTGGATCGCGCCCGCCAGGAGGTACTTTCATTTTGCCCCCTTCTTGAGTGGAACCACCCCCGCCTTGGTTGGGCAGCTCACGCACCACCGTTGGATCGAGAGTCAGCTCCATTGACCACTCAGTGCCCCCGTAACGTGCGTCTGCCACTTCTTTCGGACTCAGTACGCCTAGTTGGATGTAGCGCCCGTCTACGGCTGCCACGCGAGCACGTACGTCTGCCTTCTCCCTTTCGTTCAACTCGAAGAGATCGTTGAAATGGATGCGCCAGGAATCTGGCACTGTGCCGTTGGTCGGACCGTCCTTACTCAGCATGATCATTTCAACCAACTGCTGCATAGGGCGCTTGAAGTGGGCGCTTTGATAGTCACCAAGCATCTTGGCAAAGTCACGCTCTTCGCTTCTGCCAGTAGAGCCTAGTCCACCAGGACTTTCTCCAAAGAGAATAGTATGAGGAATTTGTGAAGCGCCAATAATATCAATGCGAAGCTTTTCGAGGATTTCGCCTATACCCCCGAAGTTGCGACTAATGAACTCCAATTCCTCTTTTTCAGCATCAATTGCGTAACCACGATATACACTTTTGCTCATATCATTTAGCACTAAGCGATCACGTACATCTTTTTCTTTGCCAGCGGCAAGCATGGTGGAAAGACCGCGCAGTTTATGGACGAAGATGTCAAACTCTGTGAGAAGCGTTGCAGCAGAGCTGATGCCAGTGGAATAGAAGCGGAAGCTGTCGTAAATTGGCTGCAAAGTGCTCATCCCCCACCCATAGTTCCTTTGTCTAATGCGATAAGGCAGCCATTCGCCGTCGAACCTGAGGATACGGTCTTTATGAATGTAGGTAAGAGCAGGATTCTGGATAAGATCGCCAGAAATAATCTGATATTTTGTCGCCTTGGAATAGTCGTAAAGGTTTTCCTCTGTGATCACTGGCGCAATTTGCCAGCGATCAAGAACTTCCATGCCTTCAATGCTGCGAATGTTGCGCCGATCTACAGGCTGGTCAGCAGAACGCCCGTCGTCAATGTAGAGCAAAATAACCGATCCGCCAAATAAACGAGCGTTTTTACAGGCAAGCCCAAGATTTTCAAGGATGTACAAATCTTCTATTACTTGCTCAATACCAGTAACCACTTCTGCTGCTGCACCCTCGCCACCAAACAACACTTTGAAACCCTTGCGAGTGGCTTGTTCTGCCACAATGTCTACAACCCGCTTGGGCAACCAGTCTGAGTACAGGTTCTCTAGCTCTTCTTGAGAAAGAAAGACGATGGGGGTAGCAGTGGTATAGCGACTTTTATCGCGGCCAGTGCCCATGCCAGTAAGTGCATTCACAAGCCCATCCACTCGTAAACCTTCGCTTCCGTTGTGACCGAGATTTACGATGTCTTCCACTCTGCGCGTTACGATGTGTTGCAATTATGCTAGCAGAGTGGCTACAGTGGCTACGTCGTTATTTTCTTTATGCCCACCCCCATAGAATTTGTCTTCACGCCAGAAGAGCGTCAGCAGGCAATGGAAGAAGGATTACGCAGACAAGGCGTGAATGAAAGCAAAGGCTTGCGTGGGCGCAATGGCGGAGCATGGAAAGGCTCTAAGGCTCTAGAAATTCACCTGCTTGGCGCCGCGGGGGAAGTCGCAGTGGCTTCTTACCTCGGAATGAAAGAGCATTTGTTCAAGGAAACTGAAGCTCGTCGTGGTTCGGACGATTTGCCAGGAGGTATTGATGTAAAAACGCGCAGCAAGCACTCGTACGATTTAATTGTCCAGAAAAGCGAGGACCCTCGGAAAAAATTCGTACTTGTGACCGTGCAAGATCAAAAGACGCTGCTTCATGGTTGGTGCTATGGTCACGAAGCCCTACAAGAACAGTTTTGGGCAGATCCTGCACGAGGCAGGCCTGCGTATTTTGTAGGGAAAGAACACTTGCGCCCCATGGAGACCTTGAAATGACCGAGAAAGATCCAAATCGTTTCTATGTCTATGCGTATTTAAGGTCGAAAGACTCTGAACACGGAAAGAGACTGACGCCTTACTACATCGGAAAAGGCAACGGATACCGCGCTTTTTCTCGTCAACGCCGTACAGCACCCGTCCCAAAGGACAAGGCTTTCATTGCCTTCATTCAAGAAGGCCTTACGGAAGAAGAGGCGTTTGCGCTGGAAAGATACTGCATTGCGCTTTACGGGAGACTGGACCAAGGCAAAGGTGTTTTGCGAAATCTCTGTGACGGAGGGGAAGGTCCCAGTGGAATGATTGTACCTACCGAAAGGCGTGAACAAATGGCAAGGGTCGCCAAGGCTGCAAGGACTAGAGAAGGGCGCTGGCGTGGAGATAAAAACCCAAAAGCGGGAGGAGATCCAGTAAGGGGAGATAAAAATCCGATGTGGGGCAAAAACCATTCAGAAGAAACCAAAGCAAAAATTGCAGCAAGGCAGCGTGCATACCGTGCCACGCCAGAAGGTAAAACCATGGGGAAGTTGCTGCACCAAAAATATTTGTACGAGTTGATTGACCCAAACGGAGAAGTGTATGTCACTGAAAATTTATTTGACTTTTCAAAGCAGTACGGACTCACAAACGCTTCCATGAACAAAGTAGTTAATGGCAAGTCCGCGCACCACAAAGGCTGGACTGGCCGAATTCTTGAAAGGCTTAAATGACAATGCTTCGTTGTAGCGAATTTGCTCGGCACGTCTTGCAGCTTGAGCTTTGGCCTAAGCAGCAGGAAATCCTGAACGAGTTGTTTGAGGGAAAAATTAGTCATGGCGTTTGGTGCCTGGGCCGCAGGTCAGGAAAAAGCACGATGGCTGCTGTTGCAGCTATTTACATGGCTTTTTGTCAAGAGGACTATTTCAAACGTAAAGTCAGGAGGGGGGAAAACTACTATGTCACCACGATCGCCAACGATCTCAAGCAAGCAAAGATTGCTCTGGACTTTATTCGGCAACTGCTGATCAATAGTCCACTTGAACAAGAGATAGTCAGGGAAACAGCTTTTGATATAACATTGTCCAATAACTGTGTCTTCCAGGCTATACCTGCATCGGCTAGGGCGTCGCGTGGTAAAGCAATCGCAATGGCAATTTTTGACGAATGCGCTTTTGGTATCGAGGGCGACGCGAATAGGGGGACCAAGGCGCTATTTGATGCTATTTCTCCATCGATTGCACAGTTCGCCCCTTATAGTAAAATCCTTGAATTGTCATCTCCTTGGATTGCGGATGGCGCGTTCCACGATCACTTTATTCAAGCCAGAAGTGGCGAGTTTAAGGGTATGATGGCCAAGCAAATAAGCACGTGGGACATTAACCCAGGACTTCCCTTCGATTGTGACTTTCTTGAAAACGCAAGAAAGAAAGATGAAGAAACATTCTGGGTGGAATTTGGTGGACAATTTAGAAACAATAACTCGGCACTTGTTGCCCCTGAAGTAATTGATGCTGCCGTAAACAAGGATCGCACCACTTCTATTCCTCAGCGAGACCTGATGGGAAGCTATGTTCTAGCTCTAGACCCTGCACGCGGGGGCAAGGGAAGAGACGCCTATGTTGCTTGCATTGTCCACTATGAAGGCGGCAGGTTAATTGTTGATAAATTTCATGAATTTGAAGCTAATTTTGAAATCGGAGGCAAGAAAGAAGTAAACATAGCTGAAGTGGAATTTTGGATTGCGGAACAACATCGTATGTTTGATTTTGAAAGTATTATTCTTGACCAGTACAATTCAGCGTCAACTATTCAATCGTTATCAAAGACTTTCCCCATCTCTGAACTCACCTGGAGTGTCTCGACTAAGATGAAGGCCTTTGGTAAGTTAAAAGAATTGCTGAATTCTGGACTAATTGAATTGCCATATCACAAGGAAGCAATTAAGCAGTTAAAAAATCTCGGTGTAGTTTATAGACAGAGCGGGCAATGGAGCGTCACTGGCGGTAAAGAGAGTTCAATTGACGACTACTGCTTTGCGCTTGCCGCCGCAATCCTTCAAGCAACAAAGGAGGATTCTATTGATTGGATTAATAGCCTGATCAGATAGGGCCATTAGAATCTTCGAGAACTTGCTTTATTTCCTTTCGTGAAAAATCCAGTGTTTGACTTGTCAATGAAAGAGGCGTCCTATTTGAT